AATGCTGTTAATTCTTTCTTTGGTAGACACGGAAGAGTTGGTAATCAAATTGAAAGAAATATTATAGCTACTCTTTCTACTCTTGGTAACTTTACTATGATGGATAAAGTTACTATAGCTAACCTTGGTGATTTAATTCAACCTATGCAAAACAGTAGATGGTTTGGTTCTTCGTTACAAGGAATTTATAGAACTTCACTAAGAGCTAAAAACGAAAAAGGTGGAGCAGAAGCTTTAGCAATAGCAGATGAAGGTTTAACTAGAACTTTAATGAAAGATATGTTTACTGGTGCTGAGCAAGGTGGCTACACTAGATACTTAGATTTAATTGGTAAGTCTAATGAAAAGTTTTTTAAGTATATTGGATTAGAAGGTATAACCAGCCTTGCTAGAAGATATGCTTTTAATGTAGGTTTAGTTGACGGTCACAAAACAGCTAGAGCTTTAGCTATAAAAGCACAACAAAATAATGCTAAATCTTTAGATGAGTTACAAAATATAGATAGAGTTACTCTTGAAGACATAAAACATTTAAGTACTTTAGGTATTAATTCTTTTGATGACATACTTAAAATAGGTTCTTTTAGAAATATTGATGATGCTCTTGGTGATGATGTAGCTAAATCAATATTAAATAAAATAGGTTCAAAGGCTGCTGATAGAGATGCTATTATACCAACTGTTGGTAACAGATTACTTTTTACGCAAACAAGAAATCCTATGTTAAGAATACTAGGTCAGTTTAGTTCTTGGGCACAAGCAAAATCTTCACAAACAAATGCTCTTATAGCAAGAGCAGAAAGTAGCGAACAAGCTCAACTATTTAGAATGTTAGGAGCTTTAACTGTTTATGGTGCTATTTATAATTTAAGAGAATTTGCAAGATACGGTGAAATTAAAACTGATGTAGAAACAGATACTAATAAGTGGCTTGGACATGCTTTAAATTTATCTGGTAATCTAGGATGGCTACCTACTAGTGTATTAAATCAAACTGTTGGTTATGGTTCTGAAAATGTATTAGAATTTTTTCCAGGAGCTAGTATTATAAATGATATAGGTCAAACAACAGTGGGGGCAATAACTGGAGATTACGATAAAGCAGTTAGAAATGCTTATAAAGTAATTCCACTACCAACAATAAGAGCAGCTTTAGATAGAGTTGGTATTCCATTTATGATATATAAAGAACCATTTAACTATAAACAACAAATAAAAAGACAATCTGCTTCTAGACCTGGAGAATCATTAAGGTATAACAAAGGTGGATACGTCAAACAATTAGTAACTAAACTTAAGGAAAATAATTAATGAGTAGAATGTCAAGCAAAAGATTTTTACATGAATTTATGCAGGTTGGAAACTTAGCCTATGGTCTTTTTGATTCGGGTTCTAACAAACTATCTCGTTATAGTAGTTCAGGGTATTCAAGAACAAGTCCCTTAGATTTAGTAGAATACTTTGGAAGAATAAAAGCTAGTGAAGGAGCTAACATAGATAAAGAAAAAGTTAAAGTTCCTGTTAAAAGACAAGAGGCTATTAATAAATTTTATATAAATAATAATCCAGGTAATATTAAAAAGGGTACGTTTGGTGGTCAAACTTGGGGTGGTAAAACTTATGAAGGAAAAAAAACAGGGACTAGTTATAGAAAATATAATAGTAAAGAAGAAGGATTAGTTGATATAATTAATGTTATAAAAAACTATCAAACAAACGACCTTAAAAGAATTATAAATAAGTATGCACAAAATGATGAATCTGGAAAAGTATATAAAAGTTATTATAAAGATTTAAATAAAGTGTTACCAAAAAAATTAGATTTTAATGATAACAATCAAATGAAAAATTTAATGAAAGTTATAACTGTAGTTGAAAATAAAAGTAATTCTGTTCCTCCTGGTTTATATTACAAAGAAGAAGATTTTGATAAAGCTATAAATTTATATAATAGTTTGAATGAATCACAAATAATTCCAGAAAGAAAACCATTTAAATATGGTGGTCAAGGTCAGTCTCGTAGAGGTGGTTTAAAAGGTGGACGTAGAGCAGGTCCAGGTCAAGGTCAAGGTGGTGGTGGTAATAAAGAAACTAGACAAGAAACTAGAGATGAAAGAGAAGCCAGACAACTTAAAGAAAACCAGGAAGCTAATATGAAATCTATAAAAGAAAGTGGCATGGTTAAAGAGTCAATGAATACTAAAACTGTTAAACAAAACTTTAATAATAATTCATTTCTTAATGACTTTAACATAACATATGCTAATCCTGAACCAATCGAAGAAACTAATATTGTTAAACAGATACAAGATAAATATACATTTGATGCTATGGGTGACACTTATGTTGGATATACAAGCGAAGATGGTAAATATAATATAGGTATTACAGGAAGTCTTGATTCTATAGGAGCAGGAATTAAATTTAATTTTGGAGGCAAAGAATAGTTGACAATTAAATATTTTTATGTTATAATATGGAAGATACTATTGTAGAAATACTAAGGTTTCTACTAGAGATTTGGAATGGCTAAGGTAGCATTCTAAATATAACAACAACAATAACTTGCTTAATGAAAGGAGTTAATTATGAACCTACCTACAAATAGAAGAGGTCTTGTATTTAATGCAGACCCATTTAAAAACTTAACAGTTGGATTCGATTCATTGTTCGACCAACTATCTTCACTCTCAGACTTTGAAGCACCGAGTTATCCACCTTACAATATACGTAAGATAGGTAATGATGGTTACGAACTTGAGATGGCTTTAGCTGGATTCAGTAAGAGCGATGTCAATGTTGAAGTAAAAGAAGATACATTAACTGTATCAGCTTCAAAAGAAAACAAAGATGAAGAGAATAGTTTTCTTCACAGAGGAATAGCTGCTAGGTCTTTCACTCGTAAGTGGACTTTAGCAGAACATCTTGAAGTAAAAGATGCTGAATTAAAAGACGGTATACTTTTAATTAAGATGAAACTTAATCTTCCAGAAGAAAAGAAAGCTAAAACAATAAAAGTAAAATAACCTCGTGTTTGGGGCAGGAGGCAATTTTTAGTGCATTTTAGACGAAAAAAAACGCTCTAGGATGCACGAGGATTAACAAATCGGAGGTGTCTGATACCTTAGCACCCCCCTAAAAAGGAGATAAAATGATAGAAAAAGTAAAAGAACTAATCAAAAAGATTAGAGCTAAATTAGGATTGTAAAATGGGTATTCCGTTTGAAATGATAACCATGCTGGGTTCAACAGTGCTCGGTGGGGTTATGAGTATATGGTCTCAAAGTATAAAAGCTAAACAAGCTGAACAAAAGATGCTTATACAAAGAGCAGAAGTTCAGACAGAAGCTTTTAAAGAAGCTAGAGAATATGAGAACGTAGGATTCCAATGGACACGAAGAATCATAGCACTAACTGCTATCTTTGCTATCGTAGTTCTTCCTAAAATATTACCACTAATAGACCCACAAGCACAAGTAATCGTAGGTTATTTAGAATTTAAACCTGGCTTCTTATTCTTTGAAGGTAAAGAAGTTATGCAATGGATACCGATGGCTCATAGAGGAATAGTTATTACACCTCTTGATACCAACTTGGTAGCTGCAATTACAGGATTATACTTCGGCGGAAGTCTAGTTAAGAAATGATTTGGATATTATCCGTGATGCTTTCATATGCGGATGTAGATGAAACTCGCATGACATATCTAGAAGATATGCACTTTATATCTGAATCAAAATGTCAAGACTATTTGTTTGATAATAAAGTTATATTAGTAGATTCATTGTTACATGAATTTAGAAACTATGATGGAATGAAACTTAAAGGTTTTGATTATTTCTGTGAAGGAAAGTTTGTTCCTGTAGAGGAAGTCTAAGGATTTAACCATTCTTTTGTGTTGTCTCTGGTAGATATAAAGCTATCAGAGATAGCCATTGTAGGCTTGGCTGGGTAAACAAACATAATACATTTCTCATTAACATCTTTATCTATCTTTATTTCTGCAGGTTTATATCCTGCTCCTATCTCTAACAAATGAACACTCCGTTCAACATCACCCTTTAATTTATAAGCTTCACCTTTAATTTTATATCCTGGTTCTTTCCTATATACAATAGGAAAACAACCTTGAGAAAAATCTTTTATATCAAACTCACTGTGTAATGTTTCACACTCACCTACAAACTCTGACTCTTCTAGTATCCAGTTTAGTCTGTGGTTTTTCTTTAATGTTCCGTATACAAAATATATCATTAGTTAATAGATGAAACATATTTTTGAATCCATTGTTCTAGTTCTTTAAACTTTAATCTAAGTTCTTTTACAAGACCAATATAAAAATGTTTCTCTTCTTCACTCCTTTTAAATGTTTCATTCATAATATCTGCTTCATCTTCTGGAAGAGCTGACACTTCTGATATCAACTGTCCTTCAGTGTTGACTATAACACTATAACTAGCGATAACTCCTTCTTTCTTTTTCTTTGTCATCTTTAATCCTCCTGTGGTGCAGTGACATCAACTAACTCACAAACACCACCAGTACACGCAAGCTCTTGAGAGCCTGTAGTATTATCTTCTGATTCATAATTAACAAGCTGACTAAAGTCTATAGTAGCTGGCATATCCTTTTTTAATTCAAGATATTCTTTTCTTTCTATGTCTTGATAAGGAGCTTGTTTATATATGTGGTCAGTATAAGGTAAGAAACTAATACCAGAAACTTCATCAAAGTATTTATATACCCAAGCACCAACCTCCATCCACTCATCTTCTCTAACACTCACAGTTACAGAAGGTTTATGCTCACACCATTCTCTTTGATACTTCAACCACAACTCTAATTGTTGTATAGCTGACATATCATTTCTAGTTACTGAACCACTTGGTGATGCGGTAGGAAAAGAAAACACCATAACTGAATCTGGTTTAGTTATATCTGGTTCATTAGGAACTCCTTGGTCTATCATAAGCTGAGTCAGAGGGTCTTTCTTATCACATCTAACTGTTCTTATGTAGTAAGGATTATGTCTGGTGTGAATACCAGAAGCACTATCAACTAACTGACTTACTGTTCCGCTAGGTTTTACACAAGTGATTGCGGCAGATTGTTTTATCTTTAATCGTTTAGCAAACTCTTTGTTAGTATCTACTGCAACATTTTTTAAGTTAGATAAGAATCCTTTATCTGGATTGTTAGTAAGTTTACTATCCATAATACCAGTAAGAGATACACCTAATAGTCTTTCATCTTCTGTGTTTTGTTTCCATATCTTACGAATGTATTTAAAGTCAGTAAGAGTAGATTGAAATGTACCAAGTATTGTGGCTAACCTAACTTTTTCTTTTAGTATTTTATTAGTATCAGCACTACGAACAACAACTTCTGTAAGGTTACAGAATTGATATGGTCTTAGTATAATCTCAGAGCAAGGGTTAGTACCAAACTCATGGTCACTATCTCGTCTTTCATTTTCTTTAGCCTTATCAATAGCGGCTTGTCTATTAAAGATACCTCTCTCACCAGACTTACTATCATATAAAGCTTTCCATTCAGACATAAATAAAGCCATGTCTGGTCGTCTAGTGTAACATGCAGAGTTATTAGCTAATGCTCTTTGTCCATTATCAAGCCACCAAGAACCACTCTTAGCATTACGAAGTCTATCATCTTGTATATTACTTAATGATATTAAAGCTGACCTACGAACACCACCTACAACAACAACTTCTCCAATCTTACAAACTAAATCATGACACTCAAGAGCGTCAAGCTTTCTACCAGAAGCGTTTTTAAATGTGGTAATTGCAAAGTCAAATAAATCTACAAGAGGTTGAGGTCCACTAGCACGACCACCAAATGTTTTAAGTCTAGCTCCTGCTGGTCTTATTTTAGTTACATCTATCTTTGGAACTTGACCACCATATAACATAGCAAGTAGTTCTCTTAAAGATTTTGCCCAACCAGTTCTACTATCTTGTACTACAATAACAGTATCACTATCTTCAAACTCTTCAGCAATAGTTGGTAACTGTTCTACATAATCTCTTTCAACAGAGAAACCAACACCAGTACCACACATAAGTATATACATTATCTCATCAAAACTTCTTACATCATTGATAGGCATATAACTACAATTATAACCAGCAGTGTGGTCTTTTGTTAAAGCATTTCCTGCTGTCATTAAAGCTCTCATAGAAGGCATGATACTTAAACTAAGAACTGCGTTTTCTAGTTCGTGTCTTAAATCTTTTGGTAAACTATATTTGTTATTAGTTTTTAAATGTTCCTGCATAAAGTCAAAGTATCTTGATACAGTTTCTTCCCAGGTCTCTCTTCTTTTTTCTGACTCAACAAATCTTGCATACCTTGATGCATGTATAAATTGTTGATAGGTCGTTGGTAAATAATTATTATTAGTCATTTGTTTCTCCTTCCGCTAATTCACCTGCAATAGAACTATAACCAACCATGTCAACATAATCATCTGTGTTATGCGAACCTGCTTTAGTTCTTGCAACTTTTAATAATACCATCATCAATGCGACATCACGACCGCTAATGTCAAAGTCAAGATAAGCTGACCACATCTTTGCAATATTATCGTGGTTTATTTTTTTGTTACCGTGTGTTTTTTCTCTATCAGTAGAGACTATATCTTTTGCTCTATCAATGTAAGCTTGGGTCTTCATCTTTTATTCTTCCTTTCGCTAAGCTATTTATTACTTCCATTTCCATTTCTCTAGCTCCTATGTAATATAAAAGCTCTGGGTTATTAGTTACCAACCAACGAATACCATACGATATAGTATCAACTGATGGGTCTTCAGTATAGTTTATCATTTCTAATCCTACATCACCTTCTCTTGGTGTGTTAGGTGTTAGTATTATGTAAGCCTTCTCTTTAGTTATCTTCATTATTTCATCCAATCTAAAGGTATATCTTTATCACACCAAATAAAATTATTAGCTTCGCACCAATCACTATACTTAGTTTTAGAACCCTTTCTTATTTTATTGTTTGCATTCATAAAACAAAAACGAATATCAAAATCTGTTTGGTCTTGTATCCATAAATGTTTCTTTCTATCTTCGATAGTTAATCTTCCTTTTAACTCAACGAATATGTTTGTCTTTGGAAAGTATAAGTCTGGTAAGTAAGTCCTATCAATAGCAGGTTGAATATAATCAATCTCATACTCTTCATACTTATATCTTATCTTTTTCTTTTTAATTTCGTTAACAATGTTCTCTTCAAATTTAGAACGATATCGGACCTTCATCTATCATCCTTTCTTTTCTAAGTTGTCGTGCACTAGGTGAAGCACTTTGTTGTAAGTCTTCAAATGTCCAATGTGGATTTCTTTTTAATCTTTTCATTACCCATTTAAATGACCAAGCACTTAAATGTATTTGAAAGTTATGTATGTAATGAGTTTGTTGTGGCATTAAACTTAATATATTATCTATGTTAACTTTATCTTTTTCTTCTTCTGGAAGTAAAGATTGTAACCACAAAACTAAAAACTCTTTAGCTTTTTGTCTTAATACTTTTATTTTTTTTCTATTCATACTGTGCAGTTATCTCCTCAACTTTTGGTTTGTTAACTACTTTAGTCATGAATACATTTGAGTTAGCATACTTGAACACTCTGAGTCCGTCGCCATCATTAGAATCAGAATGACAAACAAACTTATGAGAACAGTACACACACCCAACAGGAAGTTTAAGGTTACCAGTTTTGTCATGAGGAATTGGTTGATAGCATTTTTCAGGTGGTTCATTTTGTTTTAGTTTTTCCTTTAAGTTATTAATTAAATCTTTTGCATTTGGTTTCATTAGTTCGTCTGGTCTAAATAATGCAATCTCTCCAGACGATTTGTTTACTGCAAACAATCCTCCGTTACTTGTACCTTCATTGTGTTCGTAACCTGCTAATTGTGCTATGTATCCAAACGGGTCATCTTCATATAGAGTTCCATTCTTAAACTTTTTAAATGACATGGCAGAAGCAGACTTAACATCAACAACTTCACCATCAATCTTACAGTCCATGTGACCATTGACATCTTCTACCTTTACTTTCTTTTGTTGTGCAGTTACCGTGTGTCCAGATACTTCAACAAGAAACAATAATAAGTGTTCTAAGATATGACCATATAAAAATTTTAATTGCATAGAAGGGTCATATACTTCTTCTTTGTCATCTCTTTTTATATGATTATCATACCAAAGTTGACGAGCAGGTCTACCAATGACAGACATTCTTAAACCTTTACCAGAACTTTTTCTTGGTTGTAACCAATCTAGCAGAGCAAGTTTTGTATTGTTTAAAAATTTATTTATCTGTCCTTCACTAACATCTGGTGCTTTACCACTAGAGATACCAATGAGTACATCATTTACATCATCAACTAATGTATCTAAAGTCTTAGTGTGTTTCTTGCCAGTTGTTTCCATATTTATATTCTCCATTTAAAGGACATCTAATTCCTAGTTCTTTACCTGCATTGACAATAGAATCAACTGCAAGATTACCAAAGTCTTCTGCTTGAGATTCCAGTACTTCATATTGAAACTCATCGTGAACATTAGCAACAGGTCTTGCATTTAGTTTATGTTTATTAACTTGTTCATCTAAAAGAATCAAAGCTTTCTTCATAACTATCGCACCACCACCTTGTATTAAGGTGTTGAGGGCGGAGTGTCTGTTTCTGATTTTGAGTCTTCTTCCGTCGATTCCTCTGAGCCAACCTTTTCCAGTAGCTTTGTCCACTCGCTTTCTAAAGTTTGCAAGGGCTGGAGTACCTCTGAGAAATCTATCTTTAATCGCCTTCCCATGATTTCTAGACCCGCCGCAGATAGCTCCGAGTTTTTCGTCACCTGCCCCATAAATGAAGGCATAGATGAAAGTCTTTGCTTGGTCTCTACTGCTAAGACCTGCAAGATTTTGATTTGTTGTGTGTATATCTCCATTAATGATAGCATCTATATATTCCTTATCGTTCATGTAGTGGGATAATATTCTTAACTCAAGACCAGAAGCATCTACTCCCACTAGTTTATAGCCTTCTGGAACTACCCAAAGTTCTCTGCATTCTTTTCCGTAGGGAGAATACACTGCAGGAACTTGAGCCATATTGGGCGACTGGTGGCTCATTCTACCAGTGATAGCACCATTGGTTATCACTCTTCCGTGTACTCTCCCGTCTTCTGCTACTGCTTCTACCCAAGATTCAACTTGAGCAATTCGTTTCTGCAGTAGTAGAAACTCTTTGATAAGTTCTGCTTCTGGTATATTTGTAATACCTTGTAGAACTTTCTCATCTACTATTGGTTGTCCGTGTTCAGTAAACTTAGTCGGCTTCCAACCAAAGTGTCGGAGATGTCTGGCAATCTGTTGTCGACTACCAAGATTAAACTCTTTCATTTCTATGAGAGAAAAATCTCCCATAACATTGACCCACCCCTGTCCCAGACTATTCAGTCCAACCGTACTCAGAGAACCGTCTTTACGATAACGAGGTTTAACTATCTTGACGAAGGTTGGCAGTGGTGTAAATCGTTCTCTAACCTTCTGTTCAATTTCATTTATCTTCTCTCTTAACTTACCTAACAGAAGGTCTGCCTTCGTTACATCAAAAAGAAAACCATTGTTCTCTTGTTGTGTGATTATCCTAGATGTCTCATGCTCTAGTCTAATCGCCTCACGAGAAAAGTCTGGGTTGTATCTAATCAAATAACCAAGAACTTTTTCCGTAAGCTCTACATCTCTGATGCAATACTCAAGCATCTCATCAGAGTATTCAGAGAAGTCTTTAAAGTCTAGCTTACCAAACTTTAATCTCTCTCCAAAAGATTTTAAAGAATGTCCACCCTCTCTAACTGGGTCGAACAGTCTCGATAAAACTAAAGTATCAATGACTTTACCTTTATCATGTAGGTCAATATTAACAATCTTTTTAATAACTGGTGCATCAAATCCTATAATGTTATGTCCAACAAACTCATTGTAGTTATCAATATAAGAAACAAACTTATCCATTTCATTCTCTCTAAAGTATGTAATACCTTTCTCACTCTTACATACAATAAGAAATATCCTGTCGGGTAATCTGTTATTGACAATGTGTGTCGTTTCAACATCTAAAAATACTCTCATTAGTTTCGCCCTTGTTATAATGTTTCATCTTCAAACTCTTCACCAGTTGGTTTCTCAGTCTCGTGTAGTCTACCAGTTTCTTTGTCATAGTATAGATATGTAGCTGGGCCAGTCATACCTATGAATCTATTCTTTAATACTCTTACGCAAGTTGTATTCCTTACAGTAGGACTATCATTCTGTGCATCTCTTTCAAGACCAATAACCATATCAGATAACTGACCAATAGAAGCCGAACCTCTAAGTTGTGATAGAGAAGTTGCTGCCCCTTCTTCATGTCCCTTACCATCTGGTCTACGCAAGTGAGAGATAAGAACCAAAGCTATATCTGTTTCTTCAACAAGTGTTCTGAGCTTTGTCATAATCTCATCAAGTGCCTTTCTTTCATCTCCATACTCTTGAGATGATACGACCATACTAACATGGTCGAGTACAATATATCTACAATCTAAAGCCTTAGCCATATACCTAACTCTAGATACAATGTTATCTACTGAATTAGAACCAAAGTGTTTATAGAAGTAGAACCTACCAGTACCAACAGTAGCATCAAAATATTTTCTCTTGTCCTCATCACTCATGTGAATGTCTGGTCTACGCAAAGGTAGATTAGCTTCTACACTCATGATATCTAGTGCGGTAATCTTAGGACTTTCTTCAAGCATAATCATACCAATCTTTTCTTCTGTATTCTTGAATAGATTGTATACTAATTCTTTTATGATAGAAGTTTTACCAAGTCCTGTACCTGCAGTAAATGTAACCAACTCACCACTACGAATACCATAAGTCATCTCGTCTAGTCCTTGCCAACCATAATTAACTGTTGACCTTACGACTGGAGCAAGTACTTCTTCTAGTAGTGACTCACCTTTAATGATACCGTCTGGTGCATAGGTAGGTGCATTCCACCATGATTTAATATACTCTTGATACTTATTAGCTTTAAGTAAATCGTTAGCGTCTTTGTATCCTTCTGGTAATTTTAATATCTTAACCTTTGATGGGGCGAACAACTCTGCAACTTTCTTACTTGCTTCTCTACCGACATCATCATTATCAAAGTTAATAACAATGTTATCGAATTGGTCTAACCAATCATAGCTTTTCTTAATATCTTTGAGGGCAGACGCAACACCATTCTTGATACTAACTACTGCATACTTCGAACCAAGTAATTGATAGACTGATAACGCATCAATCTCACCCTCTGTTATGGTAACATATTTACCACCATTGTATAACTGCTGACCGAACAATCCAGAGTCAGAGGTTGAACCCTTTATCGAGAATTGTTTATTCTTCACATACCTAGTCTTGGTAGCTAAAAGAGAACCAGTCGAGTCATAGTATGGGTAGATGTGTCTGTCTATCGTGCCACTTGCGTCGCTGATAACCTTGACCCCATACTTTTTTACTGTGTCTTCGTTGATACATCTATCGCCGATAGCACTAAAAGTACCTGCGTTATTTTCTATTATTATTGGTTTTGTTTGAACTGCTTGTATGCCCATTGTGTCGCCCTCATCTATATTTGTTTGTTCTGGTGGGAAGTAAGTGTTACAAGAGAAACAGTAAGAACTACCATTTTTGTTTACACTTCTTGCGTCACTACTCCCACACTTATCACAAGCTATGTGATACTTAACAAAGTTATTGTTATCCATTGTGTCGCCCCAATCATTTTAAGTTAATTAAAATTCATCAACGGAATCGGTTGCGACGAAGCCATCAACCTTATCAAACTCTTCTCCGTATGGGATTAAGTCGATAACTTGAACAGCTTGTAAGTCTAAACCTACACCAGATTTACCTGCGTAATTCCAATCGTATTCTTTGTACATAACTTTCACTTGTGAACCGTTACCTACAAGAACATCAATAGAATTCTTAGCAGAGTCAACTAGCTTAGGTGCAGGATTACTCGTACCATCTGCACGATTTACTCTGCGTTTGAATTTAACAATCTTACCTCGCTCATCTTCTTTAACAGTGATACCTTTGCTACTAAAGTCTTTAGCAACATCATCATCAACTGCTAAGTCAATCTGATAAACAGGGTCGAAAGTTGTATTGGGTCTAGTGATAGATGCCCAGTATGCTTTTCCTTGAACTGTAGCCATAATGTTTTCTCCTAATGTTATTTGTTAATGTTATTTTAATGTTTGCATTATATCATAGAACAATCTACTTGTCAACAACATAATGCGGTATTTAAAAATAGAACATAAAAATCCTATTTAAAAATATTTTAAAATGTTATTATTGTTTTTATTATAATTAAAATAATAACTCTTTAAAAATCTATATAGATTATATCACGATTCGATTTCATTGTCAAGAACTTTTTTATTGTTATCCACAATTCGTAAATGGTTTCTTTGTCTTATGTTCTTGTTTTGTTCTTTAAGGTAGCTAAGGTATTGATTATCTTTGATTTTTACTTGAGGTAAACAATCCCAAACTGTTTGTATGTACCATGTAATACTGTCCTCATTTAAATCGCCCTTGATTAAAACACGGAACAATTCTCTAGCTTCATTTGTTATCGTAGTCATATAGTCGCTCCCCTCTTTTTATTAAAGTCCAATATGTTTGTGATTCTCTTAGTAGTTTTTTTATTGTTCTTCTTTGTACAATAATATCTTTTTCTTTTAGTGAACTTGATATATATTCACTAACAAAATTTTCAAAGTCTTTGTTAAATAATAATTTATAAGATTGCATTACTCACTCATTGAATAAAAATCTTCATTGAATATTTTTTTAATTGGTATCATCACACACTTAGATGCATTACTATCACCAACATTCTTAGTTAGTTTATCTTTGTACTTATCTACAATTCCTTTTAATACTTTTGTAGGGAACACAAGAGTACAGAACTCACCTTCTTTTAATTCTAATCTATGAAACCAGTAATCACTTTCAGTTTTGTATATACCACTAGGCTTACCTCTATACTCATACTCTACTGCTATGTTGCCAGTCTTTCTCCACCATGACCTTTCACTTTTAACTTCAATCGTTTTACTTTCAAACATTTCTTTGACTTTATCTTCTCGTATCTGTCCGTAAGATAAGTCAATATCAAACTTTGTAAATCCTTTTTTAGTCATAGCTTAACTCCCAATACTACTAGTATTCCTGTTAACAATACTATTATTATAAATAATTCTATTCCTAATATAGTATGATACCATATCCATCTAGTTTTATATGCGTTGTCAATAGTCAAATCATCTGGGTCTGGACTATCATACCCATCTATATCTGTTTCTGGATT